GCTTTTTCGGTGGAGGCCCGCCCGCTGCGGCATCTCCGCCCGCAGGCAGGGCGTCGTAGAAATTCGGAGGGGCGGCGGTGGGGGCTGGCATCGGCATGGGTTACTTGCTCTTTCCTATCCCGACCGCGGGGTGCCCGGTTTTCTGGTTGACGCTGTAGCCGCGCGACGGAATCGGTTCGCCGTCGTGGATCGTATGGCCGAAGAGCGCAATCTTGCCGCCGGTCATTTTGGGGGCCGTAACGGTTGGGCCAAAAGTCTCTTCGCTGACGCGATCATTCTTTGCCATGGAATTGCTCCTGGGTGTTGGGGGCCGGCGCACCGGCCCCGGTTTCATCGTGGTGGTTGGTGCTTGACTGCACGAGAACTACTTCTCGCGCTTGGAGCCGCGGTGGGACTTCCGCGACTTGTGTACGCGCTTGTGACCTTTGCGAGCCATAGCGTCCTCCTTCTTTGGAGCGGTTTTTTTACGTGGCCTTCACCACGGTCAAGCAAGATGTTTCCATCAAGCCTCGAAGACAATATCAATCACGTTGTCGGCGTTTTGCTCGCCTTGCGGCTAGTTTTTTTGAGGAAAATTAAAGATTTGCAACTTTGCGCAACTTTGCGCTACTATTCGTGCATGGGAAACTTTTACCTCTCGCCCACAGAAGTTGCATCTCGTCTCGGTCTTGGAGTTGAAGCGGTTCGCCGCTTATTGAGGTCGGGGAAATTGCCTGGGGTTCATATCAGCCGAAAATGCTGGCGCATCTCCGATGACGACCTGAATGATTTTTTGAAAAAACGGAAAAGGTAGAGCTACTTCTTTCCATGCGGATGCTGCAGCGCTCCAGCCGCGCCGGCCATCGCAATCTTCTCCGCGGCCTCTTCCTTGAGTTCGGCCTCAATCTTGTCCACATCCGCTTTTGGCACTCCCAGTTTGCGGTAGAGGCCTTTGCGCGATAGATCGCCAAGTTTGCGCATGACGAACGCCACCTGCACTTCGTCCTGCTTCTCGATGGCCAACAAGCTGCCTTTGCGAATCGAGAAAATTGCCTGGCGCACAAACTCTTCCGGTTCCATTCCCTTTTCCAGCCATTGCCCGTAGAGCGGCTCGAAGTCCGCGTCCGTCAAGCCCTTGACGCCAAACTTCTTAATGCGACTCTTGGAGGTTTCAAACTGCATTTTGTTGGCTGTAACCATCGTGCCGACATCGGTAAGAAAACTGTGCAGGCCGCGGCCCATGAACCGAATGGGGATGGACCTGGAGTTCATAATCAACTCCAGCGAGTCGCCACCCGGAACCTGCTTTTTCTGCGCCGCCTGATTGATGGCCGCCGCGCCCGAGGTCATGTCCTGTTCTTTTTCCACATCCTGCTTCATTGTGAGAACGTAGGACGGCAGCTCGGGCGGCTTCGGAAACTCAGGAGATTTTGGCGCATTGTTGTTGTACATGATCTTGCCGCCGGGTGCGCCGGGATCCATCGAATCCCACACGCTCTGCGCAAACGCCGCCTTCGGCGCCACCATGCGCGGCTCGATCGCCGCCCGGATCATATCCATGATTCCGCCGTTGATCCGGTTCACAATGTCGCTCATCATGGCGATCGGCTCAAGCGGACTGCAGCCGTTCGGCGACCAAGGAACTCGAATCAGCCGGAGTTTGGCGAAGGGGTACATCGCGTGCCAGTAGGGATTCGGTCCATCTTGCAGGAGTTTACCGCCGGCCACAACAATGAACCTGCCGCGGGGATACCAGAGGCAACCGGGTTCGACCATGTACGACCAGTTGTAACGGGCATTGCCAACCAGCTTCGTCTCGCTGGTTTCATTCTTCGACCCGTCGCGGAACCAAAACTGCTTGAGCATGGCTTTGGGATAGCGTGACCGCTTTCCGTCCACCTGCTTTTTGCCAAGCAGTTTTTTGAGCGCGGGGTTCAAACGGACCCAGGTGGCCTCCGACATCTTGCCGGGTCTGGACATATTCCCAGTCGGTTCGTTTCCCTCCAGGTCGGGAACAACGTCGTCGGCCAGGTCTCCATAGGTGCGCTTCAAGGTTTCTATGGTCACAGGCCAGCGCGCGGCGACGAGCTCGTCGTCCTGAATCCGGCTGCCCGCGCCAATCGTCATCACGTTGAGCGGCCCGAGCGGCATAAACTCGCAATCGCCCATGCCATTGTTGAGCGCGGAGTTCCACTGGATCTTGGCGTAGCCCGTGTGAAGCAGAGCCCACATCACCGATTGAGTCAGTTCCGCCTCGAAGTCCGTCATCCGCGCCCACATCCCGATCATCTCGTTGAGCAGTTCCGAGAGTTTGGCGAACTCCTCATCCTCGTTGTGAAACTTGACCTGGAAGTCGGGTTCGATGTCGGTGAGCAGGCCGGCCATCTCGACGAACTGCCGGAAAAGGCGGTTGACCGTGGGGCGGGAGCGGCCAAACCGGGACTTCGCGTTCCACTGCTGGCCAGAGATGTAGTCGATGAGCCGGGAAGTCAGACGGATCTCGCGGGAGTCCGCAAGTTCGCGCTCGCACTCTTCATAAACGGCATCCGCCCAGGCGAGGACTTCCCTCTCCAGCGCCTTTTCCGGTCTCTCTTTGAAGTCGCCCATCGCGGAAAGTTTACCTGATGCCAAAGGTTTCGGCGAGAACTTGCGGGGATATTTTCCTGAGCCGCCTACTCAACCTGTGACATTGCCCCGCGTATGATGTCTCTGTACTCGTTGTTTTTCTCGATCAGTGACTCATTCTGCCCGGTCAGCTCGTTGACCAACTTGGCCGTAGTCACCATTTCGGCGCCGTTCTTGATGCCCAACTTTCGCAGCTCGGCCGCCTGTGCGCCGTCGATCAACACCGGCTCGCCGGCCATGCAGCACCGAATGAGCGAGGCAATCGTCGGATGGAAGCGCTCGCCCAACACCTCTCTCGACCTCATCAGCACTTCCTGGTTGACCCAGATCTCAGCCTTCACGTCGCCGGCCCCCGGCGTGAATCGGACTTCGGTCTTCATCATGTCGGGCTTCATCGCCCAGAACTGAGCGTGGCTGAGGCGGTGGCCCATGAGGCAAAAGCAGTTCACATTGTCCCGCATTGCCTGCACGGATGGACTTCCATTATTGCGGCACATGGGGCAATACGCCCCGGTCACGTTGTTGCCAGTTAGCATTGAGTAGCCTCCATTGCCATCAGTTTTTCCCATCGAGGTAGCCATACATCCCAACTTTCGCTGCAAGTAATTCCTTGCGCGTATTCAGGAGAATCTGAAGGAAATCCGTGAATTGGACAGCGCGGATTCCATGCGATAAACATTGAAGGGTGTGGAATGTCTGAGTTCTTCTTCCACCGCTCCACATATTCTGCGGTTTGAATTTTCTCAAAAGAAAGTTGCCGATGACACATACAACTCTCATCTGGTGCCGTCAAACAAGCCCACATCCACGCTGCATGTTGCCTTTCATCCATTCTCGTCTCCTACCATTCGTCGCCGAAGTCTTCCAGTCCCCGCCCTGGCCCGGCGTTAGATAGAGCGGTCTTGTATGCCCATACCAAGTCTGGAGTGATCTCCGTCGTGGCAAGGCCGTGCTTCGAGTGTAAATCAAATTCAGCGCCCATTGTATCGAAGATTGGCGAAAAAAGCGTATTTGCGTTGCAGACAAGGATGGGCTTCACCTGCCAGCCCGCCTTGCCTTCGATCATCTTGTCAGCTTCCGCCTGGGTGTTATACTGCCCGCGCTGGCGCATGATGTTGTCGTAGACGCCGTAGATGTGGAGTTCGCCGCTCTGCCGGACGTGCTCGGTTGACGCGCTCGTCTTGAGGTGCTTAGAGGTCTCTCTCAAACAATACAGACAAATCATTGAGGCCATCACGGAATCGTCATGGTTTCCTTGGCCCTCTATTCGACCGCCTCTCTCTATCTCCGCAAAATCATACATCTCATCCAAGAGACCGGCGCTACGAATCATCACACTTATAAGAGTCTTTCCTTGGATTATACGACGCTCTAACAACGCTTCATTCATTGTTCCAATAATCTCAGTTCGCGTTTTGTGGTTGGTAACGAAATGGAGCCAGTTGGTATTCTGGTTTACGATTTTATCGCGCCATTGTGGGCGATATAAGTTTGGATAATCTAGATCGCGGATTTCGTTTCCGGTTGTTATTCCATCCGCCTCGTACTCAATCGCAACTTCGGCGCTATTATAAAACAATCCAATCGCGGCTATTACGTGGGCAAACGCTTTTGGGGGGATCCATCCCCACCATTCAGCGACCTGAGTATCTGGTTCAACTCCATGTCCAACGCGAAACACTTCACAGACACTAAAATCTCCCCCGTTTCCTAAAGCTACATCGGCAGCCACATAGTATGTGGCTCCGATTTCCGGCATCTCCCATACATGAAATCTTTTCCCCCCTACTCCTGATTTTCTATCTGGCAACTTTTCGCCTTGCTCGACCGGCAATATGTCTACCGTGTTAACCCTTGGCGGCTCCATTGAAATAAGATTTATCTCACCTGCATAACTTGGAATACATACGCTGTTTATATCCTGCCATTCCAGAGAGTCGCGGTCGAACGCGCAGAGACCCGATGATTGGAAGGCTTCATTCGGAGTCAAGGGATACGATTCAAGAAACCCCTGCTTTTTCCTCGCCATCTTTAATCGCTTGCGGCGGAATATCCAGAAATTGTCTGGTATCTCAAAATTCTCTTCTTTTTTTATTTTATCTCGGAAAGCTATCTCGCTTTCATTTAGTTCATAGATTGGTGGCATATCCTTGGGAAGCGTATAGTATTTGCGAACCTTGTACACTGGAATCCACACGGGACGAAGATCGCTATCGCCCTTCATCGCCGAACACCACTCTCCATAAAACAATCCTTCGCGGCCATATCCTGTGGACTCAAACACTTGGTAAGTATCCCGCGCATTCATTGACGGTTTCATGTCGGCCTCGTACACTTCGTCGTTAGGCCACCTTGAAACCTCCGAGCCGTGCAAGTTACGAATTGACCTGCCAATTGCAACTCCTGTCGTCTTAGTAGCTGCCGATACTCGAAGTCCAGACCCTAGACCTGGATCAACCATGCGCTCTTTCTCGTCGGCGCGCTGAAACTCAATTCCTCCATTTTTTGTTTTATACATCCACTCTGGCTTTAGCCACCACGGAAGGTTTGTGTAGGCGTTGAGACTCATTTGGTAAATATATTCAGAGGTGTCGTCGTCCTGCGCCACAATCATTGTGAATGAAAGCGGAGTAAACATGGTTCGGTGAAGCATGGACGCGGCAGTCCACACACTAATTCCTGTTTGCCTTGGTTTTAGAACGATAATCTTACAGCATCCCTTATTTTCCCATTCTTCTTGTACGGCCTCGTAAAGAATTTCTTGGTGATCCCAAAATGGAAACAGGGTTTTATATTGTCCATGCTCTGTTTTGATTACATGGTAGTTTTCCAAGTAATAGCGAGTATCTAAAGCTTTTCCAATCTCATTATCAATAAATTGTAATCCTCCGTTTGGAAGTTCTGCCCAGGCACGGTCTATATCTTGATTGCAGTTGATAAAATGGTCTTGTAAGACCTCAATTGAGTCATTGAGTGTGGGGTCTTTACGGGGTATTCGCATTCCCTACCTCGCCTTCATCGTCATCTTCCTCTCCACCAAATTCCTTAAACTCGTTATAAATCTCATCTTCTGTCGTGATTACCTCATCCTCCTCAATATCTTGGCCATTCGTCAAACCTGCCTGCTCGCGCTTCTTGCGGAGAATCGCCTCGAAGCTCATACCGGGACCGAGTCCGCTGCCGCCCATTACTCCGGCGTTGAATTGCTGATTCAACTGCAAGGCTGGCGTTTTGGGCTGGACTGTCTCCATCATGCCGCGGACTTGCTCGACGGTTTTCAGGCGCATCGCGGTGTCGGGATGCGTTTTCACTGTCCCAGTTTCCTTGTCCACAAAAATAACCTTCTCCGCTTTCATGCCGTCCTTGAAGACGGTACTCACACCGTCGAGTTGGTCCATCAGCACCTGGACGGCTTTGACGTTGAGCACGGAGAGTTGGTTGCGGAAGGTCCATTCTTTGATGCGGTCGATCGACGCCTTGACGGTGAGAGGGTTGACGCCCTCCTCGGCTGCTATTTGCGCCTCGGTCTTCTGGAGGCCTTCGACCTGGAACCAGCGGCGGAGATCCGCCTCGGTGGGACTCGCCAAGTTTCGATAACGGTTCACCCGGCTCTTGCTGCGCACGGCCAGTGCTGAACCCGGCGGCGGTACGGGAGCTTTAGGCGGCCTGCCCACTCGCTTTTTGCTTGCCGCTACGGGCATGGACTTAAACCTCGACTGGAGACTCTGTGAGGATTGCCTGCTCCTCGGCCTGGGCTTGCTGGTCGAGAATCGCGGTGGGGCTCAGTCCGAACCCGGAAGGCGGCGCTCCGAAGGTGGACTCCTCGGGCGCAAACTCGTTGGCGCCGTACTCGTGCATCGACCGGGATTCAGTTTCGAGAAAGAGTTGCTGGAGGACACCAATCGCCTTCTCCAGCCGGAGGCAGGCTTGGATGCTGCGCGCGGCCGCACTCTGTAGAGCCTCAGCGTTGATTTTGTCGATTCCAGCCTGCATGGCGGCGCGGTGCGCTTCCAGAATGGCAGCCAGTTCGCGGCGGTGATCTTCAAGCAACCCGCGGACCTCGGTGCGAATCGCGGCAAACGCCGACTTCGCCGACTCGATGGCGGCCTTGCTCTCCGCCTGGTGCGCGGCCAGTAGCCGGCTAGTCTCTGCATAGACTGAGGCTGATTCCGCCTTCGCCGCGGCTTGTTGCCGCTTCAGGCTCCACGCCAGCCAGATCAGGACGGCAACCCCGCCCAGCAGCAAAAAAAGGAACAGGGCGGCAAGGATGGAGAGGGAGACGATTCCTACGATGCTCATGGTTGGCAGTTTACGCCTTCGTTTTTCCGCTTGCAAGATTTTTCTTATAAACCTCTTTTGTCACATTGACTCGCCGTGACATTGTGATATATTACCTCTCATGGCCTTCGTAAAACTTGACACCGGAATCCTTGATTCAACCCTGTGGATCGAACGCGATCTGCGGGAAGTCTTTATCACAGCCCTGCTTATGGCGGAGCCAAAAGAGTTTGATGAACCAATTCGGCAAATCGAAGTCAGCCGCATGGAGTTCACGAATTTTACCGCGCCGCCCGGCTGGTATGGGTTTGTTCCGGCTGCCAGTTTTGGGATTATCAACCGGGCTGGAGTTGAAAGGGATGCCGGCATCGAAGCTCTTCGTCGCCTGGGAGAACCGGAGATTGAGAGCCGATCGAAGGACTTCGAGGGGCGCCGAATGATCCGTATGGATGGTGGGTATTTGATACTTAACTATATGAAATATCGAGACAAAGACCACACAGCGGCAGAACGGCAACGACGACTTCGTGAGCGAAGAAAAGCTGAAAAAGAGGGCGGTGTCACTCGTGACGTACATAAAGTTACTGCGTGACGTAACGTAACATCACATAAGCAGATGCAGATGCAGATGCACTTCTTAAAGGCATAGGCTTTTATTGAGTGTATTCTCTCTATGTACTTTTGGTGGCAAAATAGCGAAACGCAACGATTTTGAACGGTTACGAAAGGAACCTCAATGCCAGCAAACCTTGAACTTCTAGCCGCCAGCCGCGTGATGGTCGACCAGGTGATCGCTCGCGGCCAAGTACCCGTCATGTTCTTGATGAACCGCGCGACCTCCCAGGCGCTTGCCGAGACATTGGCTGCCGCCTACAGGGAGCGCCAATCAACTTTCTGGCGGCTGTGGCTCAGAATCCGGCATGGGAAGGTTGCGCCGCGGCTGGAGTCGCTACACGGCATCCCTGTGGCACAGGCCGACTACCTGCCCGACGGCGGCTTATTCCTGCAGGTGGCTGACCGAGCCCAAGTGGGACTGCCGGCGGCGCCGGGCGTGCCAACCAGTATGGGACCGCCTGCCGGTATGGAGCAGGCCGCCCAGGATGCTCGGCAGCAGCTCGCGGCTCGGGGTGAGGAGTTTTGGAAGAAGGATCGCATCCAGGCGCTGAACGATGCGATGGACGGCGTGGCGGGGCCGGGCGAGATCCGGCCAACACTGAACGACCTGTCAAGCGGGGGCGGCGCGCGGCCGTCGGCGAGCGATGTGTTGATGAAGGCGATGGAGGACGTGGACGACCTGAACGGCATTGTTGTAGTGCGCGTGCATCGCAACGGCAACGTAGATCTCTGCCTTAACGTAGATCAGTTCGCCGCCCAAGGGGTTCTCCAGAAGGCGCAGCAGTATTTGTTTATGAAGGGGTATTGATGACGCCCTACTACGAATCCAACGGAGTGACGATCTATCACGGCGATTGCCGGGAGATATTACCACTACTTGAGTTAGTCCACGCGATAATCTGCGATCCACCTTATGAACTAGGTTTTATGGGAAAAGCATGGGATAAGTCTGGTATTGCCTATGATGTGAAGATGTGGCAAGAGTGCTTGCGTGTACTCAAGCCCGGTGGCCACCTGCTTTCGTTTGGCGGGAGCCGTACCTATCACCGCATGGCCTGCGCGATCGAGGATGCAGGATTCGAGATCCGCGACCAAATCATGTGGCTGTACGGATGCCTGGATGAGCAAACAGAACTTGTGTCTGAGAGTGGAGTCAAGCCGTACCATAAAGCAAAAATAGGTGAGCGCGTATTGTGCTACAATCCAGAGAACGGCGAGTATTCTTACCAGCCAATCATGGAGATTGTCGAGTATGACTATAGCGATACCGCCTATCGTCTTATCGGAGATTTTGGAGAGCAAGTCGTCTCCAGAAACCATCGCTGCATTGTTGAACGAGGCGGAAGCGAAGTATTCCAATTTGCCGAAACGATCAGGTCCGAGGCGCGTGTACCCGTTTTGGAAGGTTTGTCAGAATTGCGGCAAGCCCTTTCCAACCTTCAATCGGACTCAGGCGGCTCGGAACAAATCGTGCAGCCGAGAGTGCACCAATACACTGATTGGGAAAGGGAACAGCGGTTCGACTTCGCTAAAGAAGAGGAAGGGCAAGATAGTTCCCTGTGTGGTGTGTGGGAAAGAGAAATGGGTTCCCTTGGCGTGGTTGAAGAAAATCAAGCAAACAGTGTGCAACTACGAGTGCAATGGAGTTCTGAGAGGCACAGCGTGGAAACAACACGCATACAAGGGGAGGAAACACTGGAAACCGGAATCGGAGGCTGCGTTGAAGATTCGCATGACGGGTCCGACCAATCCAGCATGGAAGGGGGGTCTGACTTATCGGAAGCGCAAGGGAGCGTATGCCGACCAGCCAATAAAGTATGTTCGTTGCCCATCCGAGTTCCTGAGCATGGCGCGGAAGGATGGCTATGTGATGGAACATCGTCTCCTGGTCGCTCAGGTAATTGGCAGACCTCTCCAGAGAGCCGAAGCTGTTCATCACAGGAATCACAAAGCGAAGGAGAATCAACTAACCAACCTAATGCTGTTTGCGACGAACGCGGAACACAAGGCATACGAGCATGGCGCGGCCATAAAACCTCTTTGGTGCGGGTTGTGCCATTCCAATACACCGGAAAGATGTGGTGTCTGCGTGTATCGACAGGAGCCTTCGTCGCAGTCCGTGGCGGCGCAGCTTTCCCGACCGGCAATAGCGGATTTCCGAAGTCGCTGGACGTGAGCAAGGCGATTGACAAGGCGGCAGGCGCGACGCGGCCTGTCGTGGGCGTCAATACGAATGGCAGCGGTCCCAACCTCACCAAACTCGACAATCATGAGGCTGGCGATACTGGCATCGGCTACATGGATGGGAGCGGCAAGGTATTCGATGTGACCGCGCCTGCCACTGTGGAAGCCAGGCAGTGGCAGGGTTGGGGCACGGCCCTGAAACCCGCTCACGAGCCTATCTGTGTAGCCCGCAAGCCCGTCGAGGGCACGGTCGCGGCCAACGTGCTCAAGAATGGCACTGGGGCTTTGAACATCGACGGATGCCGTATAGATGCGACCGACGATCTTGTTGAAGATGATGGTCGCAGAGTAGATATGGCGCGTGAGTCAATTGCGGAAGGATACGATAGACCAAACGCAACAATGTTTCGTACAGGTAAACCAGCGGTTCGTGGTGGTCCATCAAACCAACTTGGCCGCTGGCCTGCCAATGTCATCCACGACGGCAGCGATGAAGTTCTATCTTGCTTTCCTGAAAGCAAGGGTCAGCAAGGGGATGTTCGTGGTGATGAACCTTCAGGCGTAACCGACGAGATATATGGAAAATTCAATGGACGAGTTTCTTCTCCTGCAAGACTTGACTCCAGCTCAGCCGCCCGTTTCTTTTACACCGCCAAGGCTGACAAAGAAGAGCGCGAGCGCAACTGCTGCGAACTTACCCCCCCCAAAAGGGATGGTTCTCGAAAGGATGGAAACCCTGGTGGTGACAATCCACGAAACCGAGGCGTTCACGAGCGCATTAACAATCACCCTACCGTCAAGCCTCTGGATTTGATGCGCTATCTCTGCAAGTTGCTTTGTCCGCCGAGCGGGGGAATCCTTCTGGACCCATTTATGGGAAGTGGAAGCACGCTGATCGCCGGGCGTGGATTCTATCAACGTTGCATCGGTATCGAACTCGAAGAGAGGTACTGCGAGATTGCGGCGAAGAGACTGAGCCAACAGGTACTTGGTTTTGAATAGTAGCCTACTCGTCAATAAGGTGCCAGCAATCCGAATGAACAAACCGCTTCCCGCGCGGTGCCAGATATTTGAGAACCAGATCGTTGCCCACACTTCGATCCCCTTTGAAGATTTGGGAAAGTAATTGCATTGATATTCCGATCTCGTTCGCAAACTGGACCTGGGTCATTCCACCTTGACGGTCCTTGAGCATCTGGCGTAACTCGCCGGCGGTGTAGGGGGCTGGTGTGGGCTTATTGCTCATCGTCATCTTCCTTCTGCGGTATGCCGTCGAACGCCGCCTGCAGAACTTCGACCTGTTTTTGGAGAGTTTCCCTGATACGCTCAGCGTGTCCCACTCCATACCTCGCCTGGTCGAGAACGGTTTTTATGTTGGCTTTCCCGTCCATCAACATCCTCACCACCTTGCCGATCTTCTCTGGTTGAGTCCATCCATACGAAATTAATAGTCCAGACTCTTTCTCATAAGCGTCAACTTTCTCTTTTAATTCTTTGTAGTATTTCTCATATTCGTCCGTTCTTGTGCGAGACACCCCCTGTTTGTATCCCTCATCTCGCGCTGCGGTTAAAGCCGCAGCATCGGCTTTTGATTGGCGATTACTCACTGCATAAATGAGAGCGGTGAGCATGGTTATGCTCATAGGGAGTGGATCCAACCTAGGACACGGCACAACACACTTGAGCCGGTTCTTTTGCGCCACAAACATTCCCCATGATTCTGGCAGTTCGCCGGGTTTAACAATGTCTTTATGGGGAACTACTAATCCCCAATGGTGGCAATAGCGAAGGATGGACTCCGCCTTCTCCGGCTGTTTCAATTCCTTGAGCCAGTCGTTGCGTGAGACTTTCATCTCGAATCCCCAGATTGCCTTGCCCCGGCTCCGGTAAAGACTGATCGCCATAGCGTCCGCTGTTCGCACTCCGTCAAACCCGGTAGCATCCCTCACTTCTTCGAGGGTGATATACGCTGGTGCCGTGAAACTTGCCTGAAGGCGAAGGAATAGATCATGAGCCGCGAGCTTGGCTCCCTCTTCCAACTCTTCGTCTGCCACAACTTCCGGTCCGATCAATTCTTCGTATGCGGGATCGCTCATGCTTTCTTCCCCCACGCGCCAACCTTATCTAACCCAAACGGCAACTCCCAGGTGGACGGCAAGACCCAGAGCACGCGCAGGTGCAACTTAGTCACCCACTCATCCTGCAGCGCCGGATATACCTCGACAGCGACAACTTCCGGACCAAATATCTCGTGGAGGGCTCGCTGAATTTCTTCCCACGTCAACTGCTCGATGTCACCGTGACGAATGAAAGTGACCTGCATGACGCCGCCGATCGCAGAATCAACCGCGAACATCTGGACTTCCATCCGGCTGTTGGCGTAGATAGCCATGCAGTTGATGAGCAGAGGATAGTCCTGTTGCATCTCAGGCGTGATAGTAACTTGCTCGAACGGCGTCCACTGCCGGCCAAACGCTTTGAGCAATGCGGTCTTGCGAACCTTCGTCATCTTAACACCTCCAGAACCATGTCGATCGCCTCGGCGCTCCTGACCATTGCGGTTGTGAAGCGCAGCAACTTGAAGCCGGCCAGCGATGCCGCATTGTACTTCCGGCAATCGTTCTCGAATCCTTCTCCGCGCGAGTGCCGGCTCTTACCGTACTTCGTCGCTCCCTCTATCTCGACCGCCAGGTTACGCTCTCTGAAGTAAAAATCGAATCTCCACTTACGGCCAGGGATCAATTCCACTTCATGCTCAGGATTTAAGTTGTGAGCCTTACAGTGAAGAGCAAAGGTTTCTTCCCCCTCACTGAGTTCTTGCGGTATCTCACTCATGCCCCGGCCCGTCCTTCCGCTGTAGTTTGCTCACGATTGGCCAGTAGAGTTTAGGCTTTCGCTTGCGCTTTTCTTCAACCACGTAGCTTTCATGGTCCCTGCAACGCGGCGAATAAGAGTCGTTCGTAAAGAATGTTCCGGCAGGTAAAACGCGTACAACAATTCCTCTGTGATAATAACCAGCCCATCCAACCTTGGCTCGTTCTATCGTTAAGCCGTTGCTGGCCCACTCAACCTCATCTCCTACTATAAATTGTCCGCTCATCGTCTCCCCCTCCATGCCCCGGCCCGTCCTTCCGCTGGCAGCACCTTGAACGTCAGCGCCCATACCCACGGATTGCTGGCCCATGAGTGCTTCTTCGCGTTGATCGAATCCCAAAGGTAGCGATACCGCTTCTTGTAGGTATCACATTCCGTACAATCAGTATCCGGACATGCACCCGCCATAGACTGATATTCATAAAGGCGTGTTCCGCCACATCGGGGGCAAATCTTCCAATCATATTCCTCGCGCTCAGACTCAAGGCTCTCGCATCCTTCCGCAGCCGCATCCTCTTCGCTGATGTCCTGCACGCGCTCTACGCGGACCTCGGTAAGCTCAAGCCATATCCGAGCTGCCCATTTCGGCATGAAGCGCGATGAACGGTAACGTCCCCACTCCCCAAAATCAAGCAGGTCGGCCTCTCCCCATTTGATTATGGTGCCGTCCGATCTGTACCGCAGTGGGCACCCTGGGGTTTTATATCCAGCATCGAGGCACATCTTTGCAATCTCGGTGCCGTTCTTGTCATCGAGGTTCTTGCCAGTCTGCCAGCCCTCTTTGATGTAGAGCCGGTCGCCGGGAACGCCATAGGAATTCCATGCAGAATTTCCCGGATCAACGATGTACTTTGGCGTGAATCCATTGTTGAGTATCTCTAACGCGACTCCTTTCACAACTCGCCGCGTTTGAGTCTTGCGCCCTTCGCGGATCGCCCTTATGTTGTCCGGCGTAAACAGTATGCCCGTCTCTTTCATCGTCTCCCCCCTCCATGCCCGCCTCTCGCAGCGCAGATGCAAGCGCAGATACTATATTCGCGTCTGAAACAATCTCGCCGTCGATCTTGTACACCGAGAAATAGCCTCTTCCCGCCGTCACTGTAATGCGCTCCTCCGGCGTCTTCGGCGCGGACGGGTGAAGACGGAATATCAAATCGTCAAGGAACGCAGGTGGCATAGGAATCTGGCAGTAATCAAATTCGTCTGCAACCGCTTTGCGTATCTCCTGCGCCGTCCAGCTTTTTTGAGCGCGACGGGCGAGTACGTCGTCGATGTCCCTCTTTGCCGCGAACGCATCGTATTCAACTAGAGATGTGTTGTAGTAACGTTCCCATATTCCAGCAATCTGATAAAATTGATCGAAACTCAGCGCCCCATTCGCTAGCGTGCTTCCCTTAGTTGCCATTGTTGCCCCTCCAACTCTTCTCAAGGTTCGTGAACAGTTCCGAGTTAACACCGAACGCAGCCGCAAACTCTTCCGCCATCGGACCAAGCACGATGTTCTTGTCTAAAGGCCCACATACCATGTACTTCTCTACAGCGAGACATTGTGTGGCCCAATCTGATTCGCTTTCGTATCGGCGCATACGGAACACAACATCCTTGAGTGAATATCCACGTTCGTTCATCTCTTCTCTGATGAAAACGGATGGATGGAAAACCTCAGCGGGAATACGATCAGCGTCCATTGATAGCCTCTTGTTTCATACCCTCGGTTAGCTCGGCCAATGCGGATTGCAACCTGTTCCGCGTGCGTTGATCTCGGCACCAGATACGAACCCACTTGACCACCGTATCGTGGTCGGCAGGCTCTTGCTCCTCTGTCGGCAACTCAGTTCCGAGGTAAGCGCCTTCCCTGAGCCAATCCGCGAAGTCTGCATCATCGGTGTAAAACTCGTCTTTCGCGCCTTCAATCTCTATTCTCAGTTGCCGAATTTCCTCTAGGCGCTCGCGGGTGAATGCGGCGGCAGGACCATAACCGCTAAAACGACGCATATCATCTCCGCACACAATATAAACGCCGCCATACACAGAATCGCTGCCAGTGTCTACCCACGCGTCTCCTACCAGTTTCGCATCTCTTACCAGTTTCTCATAAGCGTCCATCCTTGGCTCCCTTCTGCGCGGCCTGGATGCGCCATGGATATAGCAACTGAATATCTGGCTGCCCATATCGCTCCCGACGCTCATTTGGTCTATATAAGATATTAGCTTTATCCATTTCTCGCAAAGCACGGCCAAACGCCATTGCTACTCCCGGCGGACCACCATTGCAACTCCGGCGATATGCTCTCGGATATTTGTCTGGAGGCCATACCTTTAGTATCAGATGTCCATAATAGGCACGACAATCAGGAAATCTTTGCAATTCTTCAACAATGCGCTGTTGTAGTTTTGTCATGCTTCCTCCTCTGCCAGAATCGCGCGGGCCGCCAGCAGCGCGTTGGCCTGTCTCTTTGTACGTGGCGGCGGGAAACGAAACGCAAGCTCTCGCAGCACGCCCTTGACCCGCTTCATCTCGCGGACGACTTCGGCGTATTCGCAATACTTCCCATCATCAGTCACTTCGCAGAGGATGGAACTCATCATGTTTACGTCCAACTCTGCGGACCTGATATGCAATCGCTGAATCATTCTGAGCCTCAATTCTTTCCTCGCGGCATGGTGATTTCAATGGTCGCGTCGCCGCTGCTCCAAATATGAAGCTCACGCTTTCCAGAGTACGCCATCCGCAGAACAGCGCGTTCCAATTCATTCTCAGGAGTCAACTCGATGTTGACATACGGCGATCTGCCATAGCCCCGCATCTCCCGATTGCCGCTTGATTTAATTTCTGCCTTCATTTGCTCTCTCCCTCGGCCCGTGGCTCCGCCTCATTGTGAACGAAAAAATAACTATCGTCGTCCCGATACTCCTTCTTTGGATTGCACCAGCATTCAGGAACCAGGCAGTGATTTTTACCGTAAGTTGGAATCAAGTGATCGACTGATCCGTGTTCATCGCGCCACCTGACCAGAATCCAACCGTGCGCCGCGGCCTCTTCCGGCGTCGGAACATACTCGTCGTCAACCTGGTGCCCGTCAGAGAAACAAAGCGGCGCCTTCGCTTTGTAGCACTCATTGTCGGCGATGAAGAACTTGATGTACTGGCCGTTCTCAAACATGAGCTGGATGAAGGAGTCGGCATCCGGATCGGCGAGTTCACCAACCTCGTTCTGTGTGATCTCCAGCAGACGCTGGCCGATGAAGAATCCGAGGATCTCGCGGATGTTGACTTCGACATCAGGTTTGTCGGTCATTCGACTATCCTCTTGAGAAGTCCCATTGCGCCGGCGTGAAGCCAGAACAGGAATCCGTTCACCATCCATGAACTCTGCTCCAACGTGAGACCGTTGTCGAGCGAGAACTGGCTCTCATCATCCTTCTCCGGCTTGAGGGTGTAGATGATAAGAATCTTGTCGATCTCTTCCGCGCGCGCCGCAATAGTCGCGGCCAGGTCCACGATACTTTCGATGTGCTCGGAGTTCATGCGACCCCTTTCCTGCGATGCGAACCTGGCTTTGGTCCCCGCTTGCGCGCGCACATTACCTTGATGCGCTCCAGCAATTCGACCATCGACGGCCGGAAAAGGCAAACGTCAGGCGCCTGGGTCAATGGCAATCCGCCGGCTTTCTCTGAGAGTACGATCGACGGCGTGCGCGGACAGATTTGCTTGGCGCTGGCCAGCATATCGTCCAGGTTCTCTACGGGGCACTGGCAGAGCAAAAGGTCAAAGCCCAGGTCGGGGAGAACTTTGATCGCGCTTTGCGCTGTCTCCTCGGCAATGACTCTGTATCTGTTAGTGGTAAGCGCATACTTTAATACACCAAGATTCTCGGTGTTATTGCCTACCAGCAGGATGAGTTTCTTCGGCCTCACGCGGCCTTCTTGTGCAGCGGGTAGTCTTGCGGAAATCCGCACTGGGCGCAGCCATTGTGACAAGGCTTTCCCATCGTCACAAACTGATGAGCATCCGCGGGTTCGACAACCGGAGGCGGAAAGCGCCAGCCGCTGAAAGTGAATATCGGCTTCGTGTTGGTTTGCATGGCAACCTCCTGAATGCATACTACGCATATTTGCGGAAAATAGCAAGCGTTATTTTTCAACATACACGCGGCTGGTCCAGATGGCGTGGAGGTTACCGTTCTTCTCCGGCCGTATGCTTCGCGCGAATCGATCTGTCCTCGCCAGTATCCCCATCTGGGCTCCGCGTTTCATTGCCGGGCCGATCGCGGCCAGGTTATGCGTCTCGGGCGGATTGGGCAGCGTCTCTATCTCGGCGAGCACGTCGTCGCTGGTGATCTCCGCTTTTTTGCGCGCCGCGGCCAATACGCAGCCGTCGAACACGTGGCGCCAGCGCTGGTTCGCGTTTTCGTCCGCCTGCTTCATGCCGTCATAGATCCGCGCCTGGGCTGCCGGCGGAAGACGCTGGGTGAAATCCAGAGCGTATTGCTGCATCATTGAGCCCTCCGTGGCTCATACTCCACCGCCCGCTCACGCCAGTCTGCGCAATGCGCAATCCGAGCATGTTCCTCGTTGTCTTTCGCTACAAGTTTCTCCGCCGTCGCCTGTTTCAACTTAAAGCCGACCACCTGCAACGGCCGCCAAGTCCGCCCCGCGTCTTCGCTCCGCTCGATAATCCAGATGGAAGTCATTAGATCACCTCAATCTCATTCAGCAGTGGCGCAGCCTCGCGGATGCGTTTCTCGGCCATTGCTGCATAGACCGGGTTCAACTCGATTCCAATGAACTCGCGGCCATACCGCAGCGCCACCACGCCGGTTGTACCACTGCCGCTGAAAGGGTCGAGCACCGTGCCCGCCGGTTCAATCGGGCAGTGACAGGACTTTTCGGCTGGCTTGATGTGCCCATATCCCAACAAGAGGTCCAGCAAATCCGATGGAAGGGGCCGTGCGCCGGAAAGGTCAGTGCGAATGTAATGGGCGAACGCCGGGCCGCAAAGTGCTGCAATCTTTTCCCGGTTAGGGTGAGTGCGCAGTTGCTCGGCATATTGCCGCTGCTCATACCGTGTGATCGGGCGCGTTCCTTCGTCGGAACGGCGAGGCCGTGACATGCCAGCGCGTCCGATTTCCAGCGTAGGGTCATCTATCGGCCCTGACCCGGTGGGAGTTTCAATGACCTCGCAACAGTTGCAACGCTTGCCGGCAGGCGGGCAGCCTGCCAGAATGCACGGCACGATCAACTCTTCAGGGAAGGTGGCGAAGTGGGCTTCCTTGTACGGCTGTGTGGCGACGGTCCAGACATCACGCTTGTTGCGGGTCTCCCAAGGCACATCGGCAATCTTCATCAACCCCGCAGCAGTGCGATGCTCCTCGCTGTCGCTGCCCTCATATTCAGTCACCAATTTATGCGACTTGTTGCCTGCGGTTCGAGGCTTATTGGACGACCGGCCAAGCTGATGCTCCGCCGTCTTCCCATTGTTGAACTTGTTGCCTTTGAAACTGCGTGGCTCGCCCCCATGCTGCTGATCTTCTGGCCGTCCGTCTAATTCCCATGCGCCCTTGCTGGTGTATGGACGCCGCGGATCGCAAGTTGCTGAAGGCTCTTTGATGGCATCGAAATCAAAGTAGTAACGTGGCGACTTGGTTAATAGAAACAGGTACTCGTGGCTCTTGGTGCAGCGATCGGTGACGCTCTCCGGCATCGGGTTCGGTTTGGCCCAGATAATGTCCTGGCGCAGATACCAGCCGTCGGCGCGCAGAGCAAAGGCCAGCATCCATGGGATGCCTACTAGGTCTTTAGGTTTAATTGTTTCATGCCGTCCATCTGAGGGGCGTTTGCTCATTTGAACAGTTCCACCAGATTGAACATAACCTCTTGCTTCAGCGGTTGCTCGTGCCTTACTGCTTCCGTTTTCTCCTTTTCCTCCCCAATAGGAATCTCCGATATTAAGCCATAAAGTTCCGTCACTCCGCAGAACTCGTCGCACCTCACGAAAGACCGCAACCATGCGACAGACGTAGCACTCTCCACACTCCGCCGGCTCAAAAAACTGCTTCAAATCGGCAGGAATTTCATGCTTGCCAACAAGTACATCTCGGCCTAGAATCTTCATAGATGAAAACCCCTAGAATATGTGAGCAGTGTGGTAATGAATACCAGAAACGCGGTCTTCGCTTTTGCAGCAACTCCTGCCGTGTGACATTCGTCAACCTGCACAACAATGTGGCTAAACGCCCAGAGGTACGGTCCAAGATTGCGGCAGCGGCTCGCGCCAGCAGTCGGCAAGCTCAGTTGATGACCCCGGCTGCCCGCGAGAAGGCTGTCAAGGCGATTGGGGAAGCTCTGCGCAACAGGCCACTTACGCCTGAGCATAGGGCCGCTATCGGGAGAGGATCGAAACTCGCGGGATGTAGACCGCCCAGGAATCTGCACCTGGTTGGACCGACACACCCGAACTGGAAGGGCGGAACTTCCACGCTCCGAAACGCTGATTTCAAAAATCCAGCATACAAGGCTTTTCGAGCAGCAGTGCTGGAACAAGACGATTGGACCTGCCAAAAGTGCGGTAAGCGTGGCGGTAGGCTCCATGTTCACCACATCAAATCGTGGGCTGAATTCCCCGACTTGCGTTACGACCCCGCGAATGGCTCTACTCGTTGCCATGCTTGTCACCATGCGGAGCACCGGGGGCAGCCACGCCCAAAAGGCGCTGGACCACGTACACTCGCTGCTCGTCTGTTAAATCCCGCCGTAGTCGCATAAGCCCATGCGCCCCACAACTCGGCGTCTTTTCGAGACCGATCTGCCGGTCGACACGGACGGCACCGCATTTGCCGCAAACGTCCTTAAAGTTCGCCCCGGCCCCCGCAATCAACGTGCGATTCTGCGCGTAGCTATCGGTCTCGACCGGACGACCGTCGCCGTGCGGGATCTGGCGACGCTCGCCGTTCGCGCGATGGTCACATCCGACGGAGCCGCCCTCCCACTCAGCCGTCCCGTAATCGCGCAAGCCCCAGTAGGGTGGGCTGGTCACCACGCATTGGACGGCCTCATCCGGCAGGCCGCGTAGCCGCTCCAGCGCATCGCCAATCAGGATTATTGCTTTCATCACTACCTTCCAAATTCACACTACGCGCTTTTGCAGAAACATTCAAGAAAATAATAACGCTAATTTGTGGATACGCAAATATGCAGAAGCGCGGAGGGGAGCCGAGAAATTTGTATGGGAACGGTTGGTCGTGGGTCGTGGGCGTGCGGTCGAGGGCACCCCCTGGGCGCGCGTTGGGCGCGGGGCGGGTTGCACGGAGCGTCGAGCGGCGGCCGGGGCGGGCCTGGCTGGCCGCGCAAGGCGGGGGCGCGCGCTCCACAAACGGGGCCGACGGCAGAAAAAACACCTTCCCCGCTCTATTTTCGCTGTAATCTCTCTATCTACAAGGGAATCTACTACATACGGCGCTCTCCGCTCTCTCATGTGTTGAGCCTATACACAAGGGGCGTGTTGTATCAATATATATGGTGGTAGTTTGGGAACATCGGCGAGATGATTACCGGCGCGGCGGGTTGCACTCCGGGCAGGAAAGCCAGTTGACCCAATCGTGCGGGCAGCGCGCACCAAACGTATGGGGCGTGCTGAGCGACTTCACGACCTGAGCGAAGCGAGACGGTGCGCCGGCAGGGTTGGACGGCCGCACGACCGATTGATCAGAGCGAACACATGAGACCTGGACACCAACAGGGATCGGAACCGGCGGAAGGCTAGAGGCTGGCTGCACCAGATCGGCAGGCGAGACGGCAGGGACCGGCGAAGCCTTGAGAGTACGCGTAGCTTTGCCGCGCCGTGGAAAACTGGACTGACTAGGGCGCGCCGAGGTGGGCGAGCTTACCTCTACCTGGCGCGGCTGCTCGACTTGAGGCGCGGGCTGGACCTGAGACCGATTCCATTTGATCGACTTGCAGCGCGCACATCGACGGACGGCGGAAGGATCGCCGACAGGTAACCACCGATGGCCGCAACCCGGAACCTCACAGACACATATCCTGGCCCACTCAATCATGACCCAATAGTACACCGCTTTGCACTATTGGTACAAACAGCAAAACAGCCATGCTAGAGCCTGTCCGAGTCTCCGCCGGACGCTCCTAGAGGCTGCCAGAGGCCGGATTCCGGCTAGATTTGGGCTTGCGCGAGCAGAGACCCTCAACTTCCCGCGCGCCATTTTCCCCACTTTTCCGCCGTCAGACCGACAATGACCGATGGCAAGTAGACTTTCCATCTACTTGTAACCTGACTACGGCAAACGGTACAGAAGATCGGCCAAAACAGGGTAAAAGCGCCTTCATTATTTTCTGTGGATAACTCTGGAAGTGTGCGTCATTATTGGTTGAAAGATTTCTCTTGACATCATGCTTGCTATAAGAGTATAGGTTATTCAGTGACCTGTGGTATGGGTTATAGAGGCTCTACCAGAGCCGGGAGCTAAGATGGAAGCCAATTCACTCAACATGTATGGACGGTGTGAACGGTGCGGTAGATTCCGCCCGTTCGTTCTTGCGTCTGGCTTCAATCCCGATGAATCCTTCAGAATGCTTTGTTCGGGCTGTGACCGGATAGAACGGCCACGGAATCAGCGTGCGCTGTTTGTTGGGGTTGCGCCTGTGTGGATTGGCGAGCCGGAGCCAGAAGAGGAACCGGAGCCGGTTTACGTGCCCAGAGAGTCGCCGCAGATGAGTTTGTTTATGGAGGTTTACCAATGACAGGCCCAGAAGTTCACAATTTGACCACCGATGAAGTGTTTATCTACGACAGCAGGCTTACACCCGCTCAAGCTGTCCGAAACGCCTACGCTGCAACGATCAGCGGCAATAGTTACGAGTGGGCCCAGCGTTTCCCGTTGTCGATGGTACACGAGGCGCGCTACGGTTCGCGCGTTGTTTACTCGCTGGGGGATTTCTCCTGCGTCACCATCGACCAGGAGTATTACAGCATCAATAATACAATCCGCACGGGACCGGATGGATGTTTCCCGTCCCTGAGCTAAACGCAGTACAACACCGGCCACCAGCCGGAGAGGAGTAAAAGAAATGTTCGCAATTCGCAAGGGCAATACAATCACAATCGCACCGCTGGAAGATGCTCTAGTAGGCTTGCAGTCCGGATGGGCGATACGTTTCGCCGATAAACCTCAATTCCTCTTCCGTATTTCGCGCGAGAACATTGACGGCTTGAAGATGACAATGGATCAGGCAATTGAGAACTGTGCGCGTATCGCCAGACGGGAAGGGCTCGATCTTCGCTCCAATGCCTGTGACGCGCAAGTCTTTGAGTTGGCTACCGATGGAGAGCATAAGGCGTGCGAGTTGCTCGGAATCCCGTTTCCATCCGCTGATCGCCTTCTACCGGCTGTGAAGTTAGTGCAAGATCGCTTGGCCGCGCTAGAAGCTACTACAGCTTGCGATTATTGCGACAGCATCCAAAACATGACCGGAACACGCAACTGCCCGATTCACGCGGCAGTTTAAGGGGATTCATGACACTCTCTGCCATCATCAACCGCTAAGCCACCGCGAGGCCAGCGCGTTACCTGGCCACTTCATACCGGCATTATCAGCAAGGAAAGGCAAGGAACCAATGAAATTGAACTACCAGACAGAGGAAAGGCAGGTTATCGCATGATCGCCCCTCACCCATTCACGCCCACGATCTTTCAAGGCGCGCCACTTCTACGCTGTGACCTGTGCGCGCGCTTCGCCGGAGATCCGCTGCACGTCCTGGCCCTGCCCGGTTGCGAGACCTCCGACACAGACCGCGAGACCGCGCGCCAGCTCCAACAGGCCGCAGACCTTACCGCGGCCATGCGCCGGCCGCTTGACAATGTGAGCAAAAAGGCCGGTAATATGGAACGCAACGCGCCGCTCTTCCTTGGAACCGGCAATAATCCCATTTTGTTCTGAAAGGAACCGCGAACCATGAACCCTTACGGCTACATCGTGATCGGCCTCCTGATTGGCGCCGCATTCTTCTACGGCTTTTACCGGCTGGACCGCTACGAGAAAGATAACGCCTACTGGCGCGCAGTCGCCACCAAACAGGCCAGACGGGAAGAATTGAACGCCCAACTGGGCCAGGAATCCCCGATTGACTACAAAGACTGACCAACCGGCGCCGCCCGCAACCGGAAGAAAGCAGACCCAGCGTGACAATGAAAGATGCAGCATGGCAGCACCGGCCGGATGTGGCGGACGCGCAATTCGCCGACCGGCTCACGCACGTACTCAGCACGGCGCCGAACGTTTCCCGCCGCGCGCCCAAACTCTCCACCCTCGACCGGCTGGGCCTGGCTGTCATCGTCCTGGCCGTGCTTGTTCTCCTCTACCTCTAACCGTTGCCGGAGCGTAACCGGAAGGCCGCACCAGCGGCAGGAGCTAACAGCCATGAAAACACAAGAAATCACGAACGCCCAACGACTTACAGCACTGAAGGCGCTACCCTTGCCGGTCGGCGCTCAGTTCTCAATTAAGAACGTGGCGAACGCAAACCACAAGCCGCACCCCTATACCATCGGGATAGCTTTCCTTTCGAATGAACACATGAAGGCATCGAGCGGCGTTATCGATGGCTCTTTGTGCCGTCGCATCAAATGCGCTCACCCTGGCTGCTCAGTCTCCTACGATGACCACACCAGCGATATTGTTTGCTTTGTTCAGGTGGCGGCATCGGGCGAACTGAAAGACGTTCCGTTTCTTCAAGAGTTTTTAGTGTCCATCAAGGACAAGGCTGACGAATTGGGTGTCGTCGGCTTCGCATTCGTTCAGGCTCCGAAAGTCTACGAGCCGAAAGAAAGCGAGCGCATTACACTACGGAAGACGAAGCCAAGCGCGGAGCCGTCGAAGTTGACCAAACAACAGTACAAGAGCTACGGCCCGCGTCCGGTGGATGGATACGGCAAAGGCGCGGCAATATGGGCGCACGTTCGTTACGATGACGAATGCGGCAACGGTCACAACACTTTTGCAATTACCGGGACTGTGAGAGTCCCAGGGCAGAGAGGCGAGGCAGCAGGCGGGTGCCTTCACGATGATTTAGCTCTGGCCTTTCCTGAACTGGCCCCGCTCATCAAGTGGCATTTGTGCGACTCTGACCAGCCCATGCACTACACAGCAAACGCCATATATCACGCCAGCGACCGCGATTATAGCGGCAGGTTAGCAGGCGAGCCCTGCTCTTTCTCTCATGCCGTGCAGTTCGGAGATAACCCGATCAAGCACAAAATCAGTAAGAGCTTTTCGACGTTCCTTCAGGAGAACCGGCGCGGTGTCGGTGGCGACTTTGATTTTGAAGTGATCCGCCTAGACCACGACGGAGGAGAGAAGGAGCGCGACCTGTACGGCCCGAAGTTTACTTTTGGTGGGTACGCTCAGAAGTGGCACGAATGCCCATTCGACACAGAGCCAGAGGCGCTAGATTTTCTAAAGGCTCTCCACACTTGCGCGCCGTCTTTCCTCCAGATTCCTACCGCGTGGAGCAAAGGCAAGGCGCGAGACCTGGACGCGGCCCGCAGTTGTGCAGTATGGCCGGAGGCGACCGACGAGGAACTAACAGCGCCAAGACTGAAAGAGCGGCTAGAAGCGCGGCTCCCCGCCTTGCTGGTGGAGTTCCGGGCAGCAGTCGAAAGTCTAGGCTTTATCTGGTAGAATCCCAGCCCGCGACGGTGGGCAGCGCAGGCGGTAGGAGACTTGGGAAAGGACTAGCGGCCCCGAGCCTTCAAAGCGGAGGCAACCGAAGTAGCGCCCTACTTGGCCGAGAGGTTTCCTATCGCCTGCCCTGCCCATCTTCGCCAGTCCACGCATAGACCAAACCCAAGCCCGAGGCCGGCGGCGAGCAGTACCGGCCAAGTCCACCAGGACAGGAGCGCAAGAAATGATCTTCCCGACGATCCACTTCAACGGCACCAGCAAGCAACAGTTACTCGATGACTATTGCGACGTGAGCCATGCGCTCAATGCCGCAATAGAAAAGATGATCGAGAACGGACCGAACGCCAGAGACTATTACCCGGCAGGCGACCAGGCGTTCCCGCAGGCCATCAAGGAACACTACGACCGCATCGAGAAGATCCACGCAGTTAAAGCGGAGATCGACCAGATCGCCGAACATATCGCCGACGCCTAGATCATCCACGCACCAGCAAACTGAAAGGAAAGGAACCATCACCGTGAAGAAGACGATCCAACTCAAGTACAAGAAGTCAACCAAGGGCACCCACGTTTACGAGAACGAGGACTTCGCCCTGTCGATCTACCTTCCGCGCGCGCTCTTCGATAACCCAGCCGCGCCGCCTCAAATACTCACGTTCACCATTGAAGGGTGAACCCCAGCCCGGCCGCAAGGCCGGCAAGCTCTCAACAGTCCACCTCCAGGCGAACAGCCACGGCGAGAGCGGCACAGCCAACGGACACGAAAGGAAAGGAACGGTATTCAATGAAGTATCTTGTCAGATGGGAAATTGACTCCGACGCCGCAACGCCGCTCGAAGCCGCAAGAGAGGCACGCGCGGCACAACTTGAACCCGGAAGTATCGCGACCATCTTTGATGTGTTTCCTGTCCATCCGGCGGGATGCTTAGGAGATAGCACGCGCATCGACCTCGAAGAACTGACCACCGAAGAAGAAGCTGAGGCCAATGCCGGAATCATCCCTCACGATCCGCAGGCCGAACAGCCAGAGGAAAAACAGCAGTACAGAAACTATTACCTCTGCACTCACGAAGGAACCAAAGATAGCGGCAAGCCTGTAACTGAATGGCATGATGATTGGTCGGCCACCTGCAACGACCGCTGCCCACTCTGCAATCTGGAAGTCGAGCCGTACCACTCTGAGGATTTAACAACAAAGAAACCCTTCACTTGCCGTGGATGTGGCCGAGAAGAGAGCGAATGCAGCGCGAACCCTTGCGCCGGCGTGATTGCAGATCGTGAGGCGGCCATATGACAGCCCGCCGCATTTTTGTTTTTGGCTCGAACCTCTCCGGTATCCACGGAGGCGGAGCCGCGCGCTATGCCTACGATAACCACGGCGCAGAGTGGGGAGTCGGCGAAGGTCTAACCGGCGACTGCTACGCCCTGCCAACCAAAGAGGCCAATGTGCGCGATACTCGAAGCGTTGCCGATATATCACAGAGTGTTGCGCTGTTCTTGGAGTTCGCCGCTGCTCATCCTGAGTTAACGCTTCATGTTACCCGCGTAGGTTGCGGCTTGGCTGGGTTCGTCGATGAACAAATAGCGCCCATGTTTTTTGGTGCGGGAAGCAATTGCGAGTTCGATCCCGCGTGGAGTAAGTTCAACCTGCAATCCTGGAAGGAGACGATGTGAGATCCCGCCGCCTGCCATTTCCTGCCGATCCGCACTGGATCGAGGCCCACACCGCCAGCATTCTGAAGTCGGTCAAGAATTGGAATTGGCGCTATTATGAGGCCCACACGCGCACCATCTTGCAACCCGGCGAGTCGTATTGCAAAGATGAATTCATGTTCACCCAGGACCACGCCGACGACCTGATTGTGGTCTCAGCCACCAGCGGCAACAGTTGGGAGCCGCCGCTGCCCGTCGAGATGGTCAAGGTAACGGCCGTCAAGGGCGGGCGCAACAAGCACGGAGGATACACCGGGGAGCGGGAATTCCTTGTGCCGGCGGACGAGTACAAGGCCCGCGGGCCGCATGGCTTTATCGTGGACCCGGCGCGGCACCAGGAGATTATCAAGCCGGTTGCCGCGGCAATCATCGAGCAACCCCAGGGCGCGCGGATCTACTACCCCGTTGCCATTGCCTGAAACAATCACACAACACACGAAACGAGGATATCATGAGCAAAAGAGATGAATTGGTCGCAGAAATACGAGGAAAAATTAGTACAGCCAAGATGCCGTACTCGGTCTGGGCCAAGATGCCGGACTCGTTCTGGGCCAATATGCCGGACTCGGTCTGGGCCAAGATGCCGTACTCGGTCTGGGCCAAGATGCCGTACTCGGTCTGGGCCAAGATGCCGGACTCGTTCTGGGCCAAGATGCCGGACTCGGTCTGGGCCAAGATGCCGTACTCGTTCTGGGCCAATATGCCGGACTCGGTCTGGGCCAAGATGCCGGACTCGTTCTGGGCCAAGATGCCGTACTCGTTCTGGGCCAAGATGCCGTACTCGGTCTGGGCCAAGATGCCGTACTCGGT